GTTCTGCAAATTCTCTTTCATATTAAATGGCATAGGTCTATTCCATATGTGATGACTAGCTTCGTATAAACTCATAAATTTATTTTTATTATGAACTAATTCTGCTATAAATTCCACCACTATAAGTAGTAATTTCATATTAGTATTTAAACTACTTTTATATCTTTCAGTAGCAGCCATAGCAGCAGCTATGCGCACTGACTGATATATGTAGTCTCTACAATTGTCACTGAATGATACGTAAGCTAACGCTACGTGTTCTGAACAATAATAATTTTTCTTACCCAATCTTACTAGTATCCTTATTGGATCCGGTACTATTCTATATTGTCCTTCACAAAATATAATTAACTTTGAGCAGAACATGGGCGCTTTATGGTTGTTTACTATTTTCGATATTAGGTTAAAGCATTCAGCAGTATATGATGTTCTTAATTCATAGTTACATCTTATGTTCATAATTACTAGACTATCGTCACCTACAAACATTCCTCCGTTTGATCTTCTTAGATCATAACTAAAGGCAGTAACGAACATCGTTACTATGGTGTTTCCTATTAGAGTACACATATGTCCACTTCTTTGTTGCCATATTGTCCTTAGATACAACCCTAAAGAACTAAAGTTTAGATTATTTACAATATGGTGTTTCTTGTACTCCATGGCCAATTCGTATGGAAAACCGAATTTTAAGAGTATTTTTATAAAACAGTCAAGTAATATATTTTCTCTACTTTTGTCAAACTTGCTGAAGTCTAATTCGAAAAACACACATTCGTCTAAACCAAACATTATTTTGTTTAGATGTCCGGACATTTCATCGCTGGATACACCATCGCATATCATCCATTTTTCTTTAAGACACTCTATAATGTACTGTACAAAACATATTATAGGTCCACTAAATTTTGCTGTTATTCTGGGATCTGCTACAGTTAGTACTTGAGCTACTGGTCTTTCTAAGTTATGTTCTCCATTCAATGTCGGTTTCGGATTCTTCTTAATGGAACACGAGTAGTTGTCGGCATTAATTCTTCTACCTATACTGTTTTCTATGTTGTTCATCTGAGTTTTTGTTCTTTTACAAATCCAATGCTTCATCCAATATTCTGAATTGTAGTCATAATACTTTTTAAGACTGTTCATTTTCTCTATGTCTATGAATGTTTCCATAAAGTTGTCTACTACTTCGTCCGAAAATTCTACGTTTCTTTCTAAATTTACTTTAGGAGGATTGTAGTTTCTTTTTAACACGCTATCTACAACTTGTCTTAGTGTACCTGTCATCGGTTCAGGATCAATAGTTTCTAGTTTTGGTGTAACGAACTCTTTTTCATAACTATCTAAGTTTGTTGTAAACTTTACAAGATCTATGTTAAATATCGATAAGTCTATATCCATTATTGATTCTGATTCTCTCCGTAGTTTGTCGTTGTCCCTGTACTTAAAAATGGCGTTTATACAAGCTTGTATGGTTATGATGTCGTATGACATCGTGTCTAAACCTTTTTCAACTAATTTGTTAGGTAAATGTCTCAACACACTTCTATCTACGTCAGGACTTTTTGTATAAAAGAAACTCAGTACATATTCAGCTACGTAGGTTGTCAGATTCGGTGAATTTTCTCTCAAAACTACAGGTACTCTTATAGGTATAGGATACAAACATCTGTTAACTTTACGCAACTTTACCATGTCTCTGAGGTTCTGCATTATTTGATCTTTGCTCTTCACTTTGCCTACCAGTAAGCCCGAGAATTCATCATTATCTTTTATAGTAAGGTATACTAAGTTATCAGTGTGTCTACTACAAGCCACTATCAAATGCGGTAAGCTGGAATATATTTCGTTGTCTAACGGTACTATTCTAACTACAGCAACGTTTTTAATAGTTGCTCCTTCTGATTCGTGTACTGTAAGTATATCGTATTTTTTGTTAGAAGTACGAGATTTTTCTATTAGTACTGATTTTTCGTACTGTGTAAATGTCAAGAAACTATACTCATTATACGAGTCTAGAAAATCTATTACACTAGATTTTAATTTTACTACTTTACAAGTACCTTGTTTACTACTAGCACATACAATGTTCGGATAGAATGTTTTCAGAATGTTTTGCATACATTTGGGTAACCTGTATGTAATATTTCTTCTTACTGTTTGGTTTACTATCATTTTGTAATACGATAAATTTACTGTTGATAGTCTACATATGAATGGTATCTGTTCTGTATCCATGTACAAAAATATGTTATTAACTTTTAAAGTGTATGCTGACAATAGTATCGCTCCTGCGTGATGCATATTAGCTTCGTCTGCGTACATATTTGTATATGATAGTTTGGAGCCGTTAAGTATTACCGAATCATAAGTTCTAACATTGTTATCGTTTTTACCTAACTTCTTTATTCTTTCTTTCGTCTCTAAACAATTCACTTTGGTGAACGTTAGTATTATCGATTCATTTTCGATATCTTTGGTAAATTCACTTATTATTTCGTAAGTCTTTCCGCAGCCAGGTACTCCATTTACTAAAGTCACATTCAACCTGCTAATTTTATCAAATATATCGGGTAAGTCTATTTTATTTACGTTCTTTATTATGCCGTTTGAGTAAAGAAATTCGGAAGCGTCTGACATAATCCAGTACCTTTCTTTCTTTAATTTTCTTTTATTCTTGTCTACGTAATCATAACGACCGTTAAAACTTCTAATATTCACAAATTCTAAACCATCCCATGCACAACTGAAGTCTAGTTCTGGTTTATTCATATTTTTGAACTTGCAGTTGTTGTTGTCGTATATGTATAAATCTCGATTTGCTATATATAATTTTACAGAATTACCAGCGTAACACATCATCATATTACCATACAGAGTCTTTGCTACTTCACAACAGTATTTTACGAACTCGCACACATTTTTACTCCGAAACGAAATCTTATCAGATTCTAAAAGATCGTTGTAGAAACTTATATCTTTATCTAACAATTTTATTTTTGTTTCTAGTCTCTGTAATGATAATTTATGTTCCCTACTCAGATTTCTTAACGGTTCTATAAACCATGTCTTGTCAAATTTTGATTCGTTTAAATTGTCTACGTCATCATGTACAATTTTCTCTGTACCCAGTGATTTGTTAAAATGACTTACGTACATAATATTGTGTTCGTACCTCATAAATAAAGAAACTATTGATTCTGTATTAAAATTTTCTCTAATTTCGGCGTTTCCTATTGTATAAGTGTGATTTTTCATTACGAGTAATACTCTACATTCGTTAATGGTATTAGGTAACATGTTATCAGGTAAATAAATGTCTATACAACTGTAATTTATGTCTATAAGAATAATTTTGAGACTATTACACAATATTCTTATTACTCTTGGACCAGACATATCATCTTTATCGCCAGATTCTATACCATCCGTCCAATCTGCTTTCAAAGCTTCTTTTAAGAAACAGTATTTATCTTCTGAACTTACTATTTTCAAATTACATATTAATATATAATTAAACAAGTTTGAAGTGGTTATTACTAATTCTTTTTGTTTTTTACTTTTAAGCTCTTCCGTAGTTATAATTTTTCTCATAATTTTTCTTCCTAGGTTGTATTCTAAAGTTAAATTGGCTTCTATGTTCGTGTTGTGAATATTCTTGTGCACAAATGCTAGTTCATCATTAACACAACATGTTACGCTAAAACTTGTTGATTTTACTTTCTGATCGAAAAATTTCAAAAAATTGTTGCGATTATTAGGATCTATCAAAGAATGAACATAGTCTGGATTAATAATAAATGAAGCTCCGAAGTCGTTAATTATATGATTTTCGTATATTTTTCTGTTATTATTATCTTCTGATGTATAATAATTTTTACTACTTATAGTATTGTTAAGAGACAAAGCTATTGTGAATGTGTTGGTAGGCCTTCCCATTCCAACAATATTGGATTTGTTTTTATTCACTATCCTTATGTCGTTTAGGTTTGGACGTCTGTATCTTAGCATCAGATCCACATCCTCTATTACTTCGTAATAATTTCTTGAATATACGTTATCTCCCTCTCTAGGTACCAATACACAGCATAACCTTAGTACATTTAAAACAATATTGTTGTATATAAATCTAGGAACTCTAGTCATGATTATGTACAACAAACCAAATAAAAATATTATTGTAGATGAAAGTTTGACTAAAGTCCATCTCACTGGATTGTAAACTCTATAACTATTGTCTACCAAATACGATGTGTATAAGTTGTTCCTGTTAGGGTGTACATTTAATATCTCTACTAAGTCTGAATCATCCATATATACACTAAATGGTAGATTTATTACTCGCCTGAAGAAAACGTATATGCATAAAAGCAGATACTCCCAGGAACTGATTAATATATTGGATATATTTTCTGATTCTATTTCTCTGTTTTTGTTTATCCTACCTCTTTTCAGTTCTTCTACTATAGTCTGCGTAACTTGTGTCATGGCTTCCGTAGTAAATAGTTTTGTAACTTCGGGTGCGTAAGAATCTTTGTTTATATCATCTGTTATAGCCGTTAGAACATTCATCAAAGCTGAGACTTTAACATCATTTAAATTTTTCTGCGCACTTAATCTAGCGTGTATGAGATTGTAGACAGAAAAAGGTATGATAATTATCCTACTAACGAAAAACTGGTTTAACACATAACTAAATACTCCGTCGTTCCAAAATTTATTTATACTATAGGGAACGGGCAAGTATATCTTTACATATTGATCTATTTTCCTGTCTGTTGACACTATGTGATCGTATACTTCTGTAGGCAACTCGAAAAATCTGTTATCTCTTCTAAACGTTAAACTTAACTTCATTATTATACTACCTGGAAGCGTTTGAATGAAAACTCGTCTATAAGAGTAATCTACGTTACTGCTATTTTCTGGATTTGAATATATAACGCTATAAACATTATCGGTAGCATACACTGATACAGAATTGTCGTTGCAGTTGAAATATTGTAACTGTTCATATTCCACGTCCCTGACTATAGCAGTATTGACACAAAACTGTGGTATTATTGAGTAACTGTTACTCAGTACCGTGTGATTAAATACTTCCGAAAGGTAGATATCCTTACAATCGTAAAAACTAGCTACCCTGCAAATGTTCGTAATACTCATTTTAAACGATGAACAATAAAAAGCTATGGTGTCAAACTTGTATCCAACACCTAGCAATCCACAACGCCATATATCGTACAGAGTTTCGTTTCTCAATTTAGATTCTCTATTAACACTAATAGCCTTATTGTAACCTATATCTGAATCGTTAAATTCTGTAGGAAATAAGTATGTAAATCCATCTGAAGAAAAGTCACTTAAAAAGTATTTATCACAAATTACTAGTACTCTTTTATTGTCTCCGATCGTCAATTCTGTCTTTTTAAATAAGGCAAAGTAGTGTAAATCATAAACATTCAAACCCTCAGACTCTGACCTATGTGTCGATGAAAAATTAAAACCGCTACAGAATTTACCTCTTATATCGTCACTTAAGTCAGAATAAGCGAATGATTTTTCTTCATATACGGTTAAAACTGTCTCCAGTTGTCTGTCGTTACTACTATTTATCATTTTATTTAAGAAGTTGTTTCCTACAGCGTCTAACCTTATTCTTATAAAGTCCGCTTGTAATAGTCTAGCGTATCCTAACATCTTATCTACTTCTTCTTTTGTAGTATCGAAATACTTTTCATACTCTAATAATCTGCTAGATCTAGTAAGTCTATCGAAATTGTATTCACAATCATCTTCTTTCTCTTTTTCTTTAGAATTCGCTGTTATATACGACATATTCTCGGAAGATCTATCAGTACCTAAAATGGTATTTATGGTTTCTTCTGATGTACCCATAGTTAATAAAGTCTTTCGCATTTTCTTAGCTTCTCTATCGTACGTTCCTAAGTCTTCCGAACCTTTATCTACAGCATCGCTTATTGAAGGTGCTTCTGTAATAGAACTGACAATAGATCCGACTCCAATTAATCTCGGTACCGAAGCATGAGAAGTAATTTCAGAACTACTCGATCTGTCGTAACCTCCCGTTGCTGCGTCTGATGAATGTTTCGAAGCGGCTTTCTTAGGTTTACTGGTTTTGCTAGTGCAACAAAGTACCACATCATTCGTTATACCGAAGTCTTTATTTTTGAATCTTAGTAGTTCGTTTTTATTCAAATTCTTATCTTTGGTAACTCCCAATAATTCTGGATAAAGCCATCTATGATAAACGTAATCGTAATCTCTACCGAAATTGAGATTATAGTTATTATCGTTTCCGTATTTGAAGTACCTATTGTTTTCATTTGCTATCCATACTCTGTGATAGTTTACTGGTCTAGGAATTTCTTCACTCACTACTATATTCTCTACTGATTTTATTGGCAATATAATGTTACTAAATACTCTATCGTTAGTATTCAGTAATTGTATAATATCTATAATTATCTCTTCATAATTTATTTGTAGTAAAAACGAAAGCATATATCTAACAAAATTTATGATAATGATAGTGTAGAATAATATAATTAGTCCGTCAGTATGATAACCTATAAATTGCATAAGAAGTTTAAAAATCCAATCGTACATAGTAATATTCTGTCTCATAAAAAATATTATATTAACTTTAACAATAATATACAAAGCCGTCAAAAATACACCCAATGAAGCTAAACCGTTCTTTATCCAGTAGGTGCATATCAGTAATAGCATAGTAGCATACATGGAATTGAAATTGTAATCTATTATATGCATAGGCGTATAACCATAAGCGTATTTTAGATATTTTTCTACCAAGGCTTCCTCGTCAGAATAAAATAAACCTGAAATCTTATCTATAATTAGTATTAATATAAACATTATAACTGATACCACATTCGGTTCATTCTTTTTGTTATTTACAACGAAATTGTTAAACAGGTACTGGTTTCCTCCTATCCTGTACCTTTTTAAACTCAATGATTTTAATTTTTCAAAAATCCTATTTTTCGCATAGTCTGTTTTCGAAAACTTGATACTGTTATTTTGCACTATGTGCAACATCTTAAACTCGTTATTTATTATGTATGAAACGTCATTTGAATTTATGTCGTAACCGAAATTCTCACACTCTTTTAAAAAGTCACTTATAAAAGGATAAAAACCTAATCTTTCAACAAGTTTATACTTTAAGGTATCGTTATCTATTAATTTCAAATAACACAAACCTTTGATATTGTCGTAGTTATTACTATTGTTACTATCT